CATACTGTGTACCAGCAGGTGCAAAACCATTCGGCGGGTTGTCCACGCCACCTGATGTTTCAAACCGACCTGTTTTTGGATTCCATTTTGCTCGTGCCATAATAACTCCTAGTATTAGTAACTCTGCTGTGACTTAATATCAACAGCCGTAGATAAAACACTACCCTGCTGCTGCAGGCGTAGTTTTGCAATATAATCTTCCAACTCGCTTTGCGCTACAGCCTCTGCTGTCTGTGATTCTTGTAAAGAACCATTCATGTTTTCAGTTTCACGACCCAACTCAGATTGTAAATTAGCAGCATATTTTTCAAGTCCAGCGGTACGAATACCTGACTTAATATTTGGACCGCCGAAACCACGGCGACCAAAACTGGAAATTAATGGTTGGAAACCTTCAGTGTATTTTTTGTTTAAATCAGCAATGTTGCGTGTACCACGCAACTGCCCAAGAGCAGCCGCTTGCGTGTTGGCAACACTGGACGCTGCACGCCTGCGTCGTGCTGCTGCTTCTGCAACACCAAAATCACCATAAAAAGCAGAGGGGTCAGCCATTATTTTACCTTCTTCAATTGGTCAATTTCTTGCTGCATTTTTGCAAGTTCACGAATCAATGATTGAAGCAAATCAATCATTGCTTTACCGTTATATTGCGTGGACAACAAGCCCAGTGTGTTTGGATTCCAAGCCATAATTAATCGTGCTTAATCATGTAGTTGACGGAAACGAATGGCTGGTAGTAATCAACGCCTGAACCTTTAGTGGCGGTAGCCCCAGAAATTGTATGACCATGCGCCCCGTCTTGACCAATAACATGGAAGTGGTCTGCTGCAGTTGATGTATTTGACGCAGCGGCTGCCAGAACAACATCGTCTATCTGGTCTGCGGCGTTAAATACTGTTCTTTGTGAAACAGTTGTTTGGGTATATGTGTGGTTATGTTCTCCACCATAATTTGTTCCACCACTATGACCGTGAGTTCCGACAGCGTCCGCAGCCAAAGTTCCAGCACTATGAGCGTGAGAAGGTAGTTGTGTTTCACCAATAGTATTAGACCCGCCCGACCCAAGCAAGGTGCTACCTGTGCCAGAACCAGTTTTACCCATAGGGAATTTACCCCGAAGGTTTGGAGTTGTTGCCCCAACAAGTGAAGCCAACACTGTGTATCCAGAAGTGCTTGCGCCGTCGCACATCAACCAACCATTAGGGGCGGTATCATAAGCAGTCGCAACAATAGTTCCTACAGGGACAAGAAACCTTTGCAAGGCAACAGCCAAATCGTCATAAACGATGGTGTTGTTGCTAATTTTATCTGATGTGACAGCCGATGGTCCTAGTTTGCTATTGGTAATAGCACCACCATCTATGTTTGCTGCTGTTGATAAACCTTCAACAAATGTTTTTATAACATTAAAGTTAGTGTTAACTTCACTTGCTTTTGCTGGTGTACCAGCACTGAAAGTGTTTAATCCTGAAACTGTTGCCATTTTAACCCTTTACCCTTCGTGGAACCCACTTATAACCAATACTATTAAAACCCCAAGGTTTTTTTTGTTCACCACTAAAACGCAACTGAATGGTTTTAGCAAGACCTAGATTTTGTAATTTTTGGATGCTTCCACCCAAAACATCATTAGACCAAACAGAAGAATACTGGTCCTCACCAGCACCTTCCAAAGTCCAATTGTTCGTATCCCAAAGCATTCCAATAGATGTACTTAAAAGACTTATATCAAATTCTCTTTTTTGAGAACCAACAGCCTCCTGATAGTCGTGAAAAACTTTAACATTAACAGTCTGATTTGCTTCAGTTTCACGCATAACCAAATCAGGACGACGAAACATTTTACGCTGCAAATAAGAACCACCATCAAACCATTTTGTGCGGTACACAGTGCTAAAACCAGAAATAGTTCCATCAACATTTATATAGTCAAAATACAAATCATATTTGTCCACTTCAAGAACACACGGTACATTTGGATGAATAGCAACTCTTATTTCTTCACCTGTTGAAGTTCTAAAATCTACACCACCACGAACACCATAACCATCAGCAGTAGAAAACATTGTGTATGAACCCATAGATGGGTCATACACTAAATTAATTGTTTCCCTGATAGCAACATTGCTAGAAGAATCATAAGGCAGAGACACCCAAAGACGACGACCCATCCAACTAAGTGAAACCTTTTCAGGTAAACCAGTATTTATATATCCAAGGTCATAAGCAGGACGCAACGGTTCAAATATGTTTTGCAAATTAGTACCATCAAACAAGTACACACCTTTGCGATTAGAGTAAAAGAAAACCCCCTGTTGTGTCACCGCAAAAGAACTAGGACTGTAACACCCAATATCATTAGATATTTGAACAACTCTAAAATCTGAAGTATCATAACCATAAAGATAATAAATGGCATATTCTTTAAAAATAACAAGCCCACCATTAACAACACAAATACCTGTTATGTGCGCCCCGCCGCCTTCAATATCAATATAATCAGCCTCTTGCCAATTATTAGGATAATCAGCAATGGACCATCTAAGTCTATTGGGGTGGTTAACACCTGCTTCAACTGTATGCGCAACAAACATGCGGTTTGCATGTTCAGCAATATATTCAGCCTGTGGAATTTTATAGTGTGAAGGTGACACAGAAGTTTGCCAAGCGTGAGGTGCAGTACCAGAAGCAGTTAAAGTTGTAGCAGTACCAGTGCCAGTCCAGTAATATCCAGCAGTAGCAGCAGTTCCAGCAACACCACAAACCATGTAAAGCAAAGAACCCCAACTAGCACAACCAACACCATGTTCGTTGCTAGTAACAATATCAACAGAACTTGAATCTTGTATATTAGTAAAAACAGTACCATTTAAATAAGAAATTTTATTGTTGTTATTTAAAACCAACCTATTTGTTTCACCATAAAAAGCAAACAAACGATGAGGTGCCCAAGTACCAGAAACATTTGTGGTGTTAATGCGTTGCATTCCACCACGACTAAAAACACCACCACGAGGGTCAACTTCAACATTAAACATTTCAGGAGACTCATTATTAGCCAACTGATACTGGTCCGAACGCAAATTTAAACCACCAGTAAAATCCTTCTGCTCAAAAATCTGTATATTAGACATTACAGACCCCAGTTAGAACGATTGCTACCCAAGCCTTGAATCCAACCCTTATATGTAGGGCGACCAGTGGTTTGACCATGAGTTAAAATAAGAGGATTATGGCTATTAGGAGTAGTAGAGTTCTTAACAGCCAAAGCAACACCCTCATCAAAAGCGCCCTTATACATTTGAGCCATAGCAGAATCTTCCAACTGTTGATACACACGACTGCACGCATAATAAACAAGAGGGAAATGCAAACTAGGAATAGCATCAACATCTCCACCTTCAGTTTGCCAATCATAAGGTTCACGATAACCACGGCACACCAATGTCCGAGCATTATTAGGCTTAGGATACAAATGAATACTTCCAGCCCACACAGCATAAAACAACGGGTCAGACGAAGTATCGTATGACCCGATATATGTGCCCTCAGCCATGTCAAAACCAATCATGTCAAGACGGTAACCAGTACCACGGTTATCTACAATACTGGAAATCTGCCCCATAGGTTCATCAGTGATTTCAGCCAACTTGTACTCACGAACACCGTTTTGAGTATTGAAATTAAAAGAATACTCCAAAAACGCCCAGCGTTTTTCGGTATCCAAAATACGATAATAACCATCACGAATATAAAGATTAAGAATAGAATCAGACAAATCAACAGCATCTAAATCCGTAATGTCACGAACAGCCTGACGAATATCAGCAGCAGTTAAAGACCTATACGCCATCAGTTACCACCTTTTTAGAAGCACGCAAATGCCCTATACAAAACACCTCATCCTTGACACGCATACCCTCACAAGTGTCCTCCTTCGCAGAACACTTATTACCCCTACCCAAATAAGGCGCAGAAGGATTAGCCAACTGAGAACCCTCGGTCTGGTACGCAGGACGCTGATTAGACACAGGAACACCATACATTGCGTGGACAGGAACAGAACCAGAAATACTCATACTAATAGGGTCTTTGTTCTACTAACGGTCAGAAATAGGGCGAGTACCGCTGTACTTTCCATAACCACTTCGGCTTTTAGAAGCAGCCTCAAGAATCCTATTTCTCAACAACAACTCAGCATTACGCTTTTGTTTAGGTGTTTTAGCATTAGCAATGCGGTCTTGAATTTTATCAACATCAGACTGTATCTTGAGAGTACGCTTTTGCTTAGTAGTCATAGCAGGAAAAGCACCAGCCTCGGCAGGCTTTCGCTTGGCTCCAGCCCCACCCTTAGGTGATTTAGGACTAGCAGGCTTCTTAGCAGCAGAACCAGCAGCAGGAGGCTTAGGACGCTTAGGTGGTTTCTGCCCACGACCAATACGAGCCGCATCATCTTTGGCTTGTCCACGCATCTTATCACCCTCATACGACCCCTTAGAAGGCTTAACAGGACGCATAGATGCCTTATCAGGAGGTTTAACAATGGACCCACGGACATCCACAGGTTTAGCAGTGCCACCAGCCTTGGGCTTGGTTGGCACGCCACCATCCATACGAATCAACCTATTACCTAGTCTTTCAGCAGCCTTCTGCTCCGAAGTGGTTTGAGCCATCTTCTTGCCCTTGGGGACATAATCATACTTAGGGCGTTCAGGTTTAACATTGGCAATCTTGCCAACACCCTTGGGTTTGGGTTTTGCAGCAACAATTGGTCTAGTTCCCTTTTTTATGGGAGTAGTAAAAGTTGGTTTTGGCTTTGGCTTTGCCACAATTTCTTTCGGAAACTTTGACGACCCTGTAGTGTTTCCAACTCCTATTTTTCTAAAATTTCTTCCAGTTTTAGTATTGAGTTGTTTCATAATTATTTTAAGCAAATCATCTGAAATGTTTATGTTTGGTTTCTTAGCCATTAGTAACCCGCCTGTTTCTTTTTAGTATCAGTAACCTTGACAGCGGTACGCTTGTTGGTTTTATTTTCTTTAATCAACTTGCTAGTTGTATTAACTTTTTTACCAGCACTAACAACCTTTTTAACTTTCTTAGCGGCACCACCCAAAGGGGCGGCAACAAGCAAAGCACCACCAGCAGCACCAAGACGATTTTTCCTTTTACCGCTACCAGCAGGCGCATCCAAATCTCTACCAGAAATTGCTTCCGTAGCATACTTTAAAGCAGCCAAAGGACCAAACATTTCAGAAGCAGGACGAACATACCTATTAACAAAACTCTTATCAAAAGCCTTGGACTTTTTGGCTACATCAGCCGCCCACTTGGCATCCATAGGTTTAAGTTTAACTTTACTCCCAGCAGATTGAGGCTTAGAAGTAACAGCCTTTGTGTATTTAGCCATTCTAATCTGCTTAGCGGTAGGTTTTTTAACAGCAGCCACCTTTTTGGGTGGTTGTTTCTTAGTTGCCATTACTTCCCTTTATCACGAAACTCACGCAAAGCACGACGAGCCTTCAACTTAGCATCAGGAGTCTTGGCATTTTTTACATTACTTTCCAACTTAGACTGCTTAGCGGCAGTATCAGCAAAACGCTTTCCAAGACCAGAATCCATAGCACCAGCACGAGAACGACCCTCAGCGGCACGACCCTTAGGAACATAACGAACCTTGCCAGTAGTCGGGCTAACAGTACGACCAGTACCACGAGCCGTTTCAACATCAATCTTATTCATAACCTTGGTATTTTTCTTAACCATAGTTTCCTTAGCGGTCTTTGTAGCCAAATCCCGTTCAGCCTTAGATTGACCAGCCTTGTAAGCCTTGGTGGCTTCGGTTGGTGAACCATCCCACTTTAAACCTTTACCAGACTGTTTCTTGCCGAACTTGTCAGCCATCTTTTTAGTCATTTCTATTTCTCGTCTAGTAGTACGAGAACGAGCAAACTGACCTTCAATCTTGGAAGCCTTGCTTCTAACAGCACCAATAGACCTGCCACCAACAGAAGTGGCAACAGGGTTCTTCTTTGTAATTCTAGAGACAACACGATTAGCCTGTGACTTTTTGCCTGCCCCAGCCGCACCCGATAGTGCCTTGACAAGCATTTTTGCTAGGTCGTCGGAGATTCCTCCGCCACCAATTGCTGGTTTTCTTTTTGCAGCCATAATATATCCTTAAATAAATAAAAGGTGGGGAGGGATTACTCCACTCCCCACCATTACCAGTTTTGTTCTAATCCCGAATTAAGCGGTCTTAGCGGTCAACTTACCTTGCTTAGCACGGTTACGGATTGTGAGGTTACCGTAGCACATGATGAGTGCATAACGGGCATCCATGTTCTCAGGACGAACAAAGTTCGTATTTGAGAACCACTTACCTGAGTGACCTACAAGGCTGATGTACTTACTGTTAAGGAAGAACATGTTGCCAGCAGGTGCGTGTGCATCGTACATTACAGG